ACGATCAATCTCATCGAACGTGACCTTATCAACGTCAATCCCTTCCCCCGCCTTCGGGGTGTGCCCGCTTCGGAAGAATATCCAGCTGTTGCCGATCTTCCGAAGTCGGACATTATCCACGACTTCTTCGCCTTGCTTCTTCTTGCCTGTTACCGGATCAAGTCCCATCCGGTCGCGGACATACGGCGACTCTTTCATAACCTCTTCAATACGGGTCTTGGAAAAGTCGGCTACCTGATCAAAGGTCGGGAACACATACGCCTGCTTCGTAAAGTCATGGACGTCTCCAAACCACAGTGTTTCCCGTACTTCATTCTCACTGGCTCCGCACTGACGGGACTTCTGAACAGCTTTGTGCCGATGCTGATCATCGAGAATCTGCTGAAGAAACTGCCGCTGACCCCGTAGCCCGATACGCGGGTCGCTGGTGGGAATATCCCTTGCCTTGCGCAGGTCGAGATACCCCTCGGGGGTAAGCTGTTCGAATCGGTAATCCTTTCCCCGCAGGCGGGTATAAAACTGCGACCAGATCGAAGGACGGGACTTGATCTGGTGCTGGATGATCTCTTCACGACTTAGGTTGTGGGTCATGGGCTCACCTTCTGAAGAATGATATGTACACCCGCTTCTGTATCGAGTTCTATACGATCGTGATAGACGATCATGCGTACGTTGGTGTACATCGTCGTACACCCGCAGGCACACTGCCCAATGACGTACAGCGGGATGTTCTCTTCGATCAATGTGCCTGCGGTATGCTGGCACTGCGTCAGGACGCCTTCAGAAGGCGCTGTAGAGCTTTCTGACTCTCCTGACAGGGATTGGGTCAGCTCCGTAGTGCCCTCGCCCTCTGTGGTGCCTTCTGAAGCCCCTGCTAACGTTTCTTCCATGGTGGTCACCTTCTCCTCTTAGATAATGCGCCGAATGGCTGTGGGCTTACCGTAGCGTGCCTGCCAGTCGCATACATTGATTCCCTCGCCTGCTTTCGCGGTATGGATCATCTTGCCGCCGCCTAAGCCGATGCCAATATGGTCGATCGTGCCGTCCCCGCTTCTATCCCAGCCCAGCAAACAGCCCCGTTCATCTTCGGTAATGGGTGTACCCTGCTTGCACTGGCTGGCGCTTGTCCTAGGTAAAGAGACGCCGACGACACTGAAGACCTTCTGAACGAAGGCGGAACAATCGAACTTCATATCGTTCTCGTACTCGGCTCCGTATTTGTAGTCGATACCTAACGCTTGGAAGGCTTTGGCGGTTGTGATCAGGTCTTCGATCTGGTGCAGGCGAGTATCCGTCAGCTTCTGAATGTCAGCCAGCATGGTTTCGATCTGCTGAGCCTGCGCATTTGTTAGGCTGGTCAGTGTGCTTACTTCTACGATTAGCTCGGAAGCCTGTGCGTTTAATGTGAGTAGCGTATCTTGGATGGTCATGGTGTCACTCTCCTCGTGGTTGTATAGAAAAAGAGTACCACATAGGGCACTCTCTTCGGAAGATCATAATATACCGCCTAGCGGTAGGATGGTGTTGTGGTTAAACTCCTGCGAAGTTTTAGCCGCTCCACAGAATGTTCGGCTTCAGAACGTATGTCCATGACCATGGCAACTTTATAGCCCGTATGTAGTCTCTTGCTGGCTTCGACTTCGGAACTCGATCGAACGACAATGGTCACTTTCTCCCATGTAGCAGACAAACATAACGCATAGAATCGTTGAAGCACTGGCGCTTGCGGTCTCGTCAACACAGCGCAATTTTCCACGGAGCACACACCGTCCCTTATTTAGTTTTTATATGCAGAAGCGGGTCGAGTCCCTGCCACGGGCTCGTCCCACTTATTGCCGATCCTTAGATGCCGAATAACATCATCCAGCATGCCTTTGCTGTGGCTACGCCCAGCGCAATACAAATGCAGTAGGACAGTGTGATCTGTATGCGTTTGCGGGCTTGGAACATGTAGCCCTCTTCCGTATCGTGATCCAGTTCCTTTACGGCTTCTTCCAGCTGACCTTCTGAAGTCATAATCATTTGCCCCCTGTTAGGTTTCGAATGAAATCGTCGCCCATCTTGGCGAAGTCCTCTTCCAGTGCCTGCCGTTCTTCCACCGTCTTGTTGTCTAACACTTTGTCGATATTGAGCTGAGCTACGCCCAGTGTACCGTTTAACGTCGTCTGCTGTTCGACCTTCGTCGCTTCCACAAACTCCTCTTTTTCCTGCCCTAAGTGCTTGGCGTACTGCCCAATCGTAGAAAGGATAGCGCCGACACTCTTTTCATTAAGCTTGATGGAGCCTAGTTCGTTCACGATCTTCGTAACCAGCATATCGGATAGCCGTGAAAGCTGTTGAATACGCTCGCGTCTGTTGGCGAATCCGGTTTCCATCACCATGGAATCGACGTGCTCTTTGAACTCGGGATGCTCTAACCATCCGTATATGGTTATGCGATGTAGCCCATGCGAGTCAGCTACCTGCTTGATGGGGATGCCCGCCCCGATATCGTCCGCTACCGCGTAGCGCTGTTCTGTCCATTCCCACACCTTCGGAATATGACTAGCGTAGCTGGTCGGGATAACGACCGTGTACTTCTTGCCCTTGGAGCCTGTGATCGTAAGCTCCGTGTAGTCCTTGGTCTTGCGCCGCAATTCCTGTGGGTTACTCTCCACTTCGGGCTCTTCCACGCGTATCACATTATTATCCGAAGGTAGCGGCTCTGTGCGCACCGGAAGCTGACCTTCCGAAGACTCGGTAACAGCCGCTGTAGCCCGTTTTAGCGCTCTTCGTAAATCCTTAGCCATTTCGCACCGCCTTTCTCCTATAGGGCTGAAACCCGCGTCCGTGTTGCGATTTGCTAATACCAATTCTATCCTTAACTCGGACATCCGTCAACACGTTTAAACAACTTTGGACAACTTTTTTTGACACCCAAAAAATCATCTATATATAGACTACTAATTTCCATATTTTATTAATTTAAAGAAAAAAGTCGCTGTAGTAATAATAAATTTGGTAAAGTAGTTTTTGGGCTATATACCCCCTAGGGGTATTATTGGAAATTGCTACCAATTATCACTTTTCGGCTTCATTTTTCAAATCACAAAGAAGTGGCTATTCCGTATCAACTCGTACGGAATTCTCGATGACATCCGTTTTTATTTTTCAATTTTGAAAAAAATTTTTATAAAGTGACGAAGCACTTTTTATTTTTTTAATCCCCCACCCCCTATTTTTCTTGTGTGTCACCCACTATTACGTACCAACTCGTACGTAATAGGCGTTTTTATGTGAATTGAATTTCGGCGGTCATCATCTATCGTCATCGGGGATTTAGTGAAAAGGGTAGGGGGTATATATCATTGGGTGTATTTACTCTGAAAAATACGGTATGGGGGTATATCGTTCTAGGCGTGGCGCGGGTTTGCGGGTTTTAGTTGTCGGCTACTTCTCTTCATTTCATTCGATCTCTTTCCTTTTTCCTTCCTCTTTTCGCTCCTGAACGCAAAAAACCCCCGACGGCGGTGGCGACCACGTCAGGGGTTTCCGTCACTCCATGCTTTGTGGGAAAGCACGGAAGATAGGAACTCAGTATACCACAAACTTCTGAAGCATTTCGAATGTAAGTATTTCCACTACCTATGTCTAGTCCACTTTCCAATAAGCCGTGTCACACTTTGGACACAATCCCAGCCACAAGTCTTTCCAGAGTCCGTTTCCTTTGTGCCCCCTAAACTTACGAACATCAAAGGTTTGGATCGTGCGTTCCTCCGTTCGCATAGCGCCTAGGGACATATAGTGCACATCTTCCCTGTCACACTCACACCATAGCCGCATGGTATCGTACTGGGATGAGATTCCCTTACTGATATGCGCCCACTTCTTTGGTTTATAGCCTAGGTGAGCCGCCAGCTCTTTAATGCTGGCTGGCGGTACGTTCGGAAGGTTCTTGATATAAGCGTAAAGTTTCTCGGCGTACTTCGGATGAACGATCAGCCATCTGTTCGCCATTTCGATTCTGATCTTCTCGCTAGGCACCAGCTTATGCCCATACTTCCGAAGCCACTTCTTATTGATCCGGTTGTTCTTATGTGTTCTTGCCTGCACACGATCGAGGGCATACCGATCGGTGATGACCTTGAAACCATCAAAGTTATTGAATCGCCCAAGACGGCTGTCGAGTATATTAGGGTTCATATGCTCACCTTCACTTCCCCATGCGGTAAGCTAGGAGCTTCGAACACATCGATACCTGCGTACTGGATCAAAGTCGGCAATGACTTCTTACCAATGGCACGACCGATATGTTTGATATCATCAACCAGTTCTTGGTGGACATCCGAAGCCACAAAGATGGCGGTTATTCTATTAGGATTGCGATACTGGTACTCAGTAATTGTCGTCTCGATCAGCGCCCGTGCGTTGAGCCGCACCTTCTGCGGCTTCGGCTCTTCGACTAAGTCATAGCGGATGGTCACATAAGATGAGATCGCCTTGTGCTCCCACATTGTTTTTACGACTTCGTTTTGCGTCGGATGGTGATCGAATTCCTCATGTATGTGCAGGGGTTCTGCTCTTTGTACTTGGATAGTCATGGTTAGGACATAAGTGGTTTTTAGCATCGTTTATTAGCTCCTTTAATTTTATTATCGAATCATGCCTACAACAACATCGAGCTTCAGTTCCTCCACAATTAGCAGAACCTCATCGGACTTTACTTCGATGACCCGCTTCCATAGGGGTGACTGCCCTACGAGAAGCATAAGTATCTGACCGACCTTCGGAAGATCGTCCAGCTTAACTGTAAACTGCGTCAGCGTTTTTGCATTGATGCACTCATACTGATATTTGCAGGTATCCAAGTCCACCAGATAGTGTGGCACGTGTAGGTCTCTGCCCCGTATAATCATAGCTCCAGCGCCTTTCCTAAGAAGGTAGCCGCGGTTTTGAGTGCCATTCGTTCAGCATCTCCCATTGCCCGCTCAGGACTAGGATTAATGAGTACCACCGTACCGACCACGGCACCGCTAACTGTAATCCGGTGCATGAGGAAGCCCTGCACGTT